AAACCAATAACAGGAAATAAATCTTTTTTACTAGATGTGATAGATTCAAAAGATTTAGATACAATAGAAAAATCTAAAGAGGAATTCTTTGACTTAGTAATTAAGAAACACTACAAAGAAAACCCTAAAAAGATTGATGACAATCAAAAGTCAAAAATGATTAGAGATATATCTCAAAAACAAATGGGAACATATCTTAAATCACCAGATAATAAATTCTTCAAAACAGCAGATGCAATCCTTAGAAAAGGTGGTGGTGTTGATTTTGGTATTGCTTTTATGGAACAAATTTTCAGAACAAAACTTTCAAGCATTGAAAGTGCAGGACAATTTAAGTTTTATCTTCTAACAGGTATAGGCAAAAATGGAGCAGAACAACTTAGTGTTGAATCTGCTGAAGTTAAAGATTTACCATCTACAGTAGAAGCATTGTCTAAGGTAATAAAATCAGGTATTAAAACAGTGGTTACCAAAGGTAAAAAGCAGGCATGGGATGAGGGTGCAGGAGCAGCCAAAATATTCCACACTATTGTTTCTGGTAATACGCCTTTAGTTAACATAGAAGTTAGATATAAAGGAAGTTATACTGCAAACCCACAATTTCAGGCAGTTGCCACACCAGTTTTTAAATCATTGTTTAAGTAAGGAATATTATGTATCAATTAGTTGAAGAAGCAAGTAAAGTATTAAGACAACCACCAGAGGTTTTCGATTTTGAAAATCCACGAGAAGACCCAAAAGAAATTGAAAAGAATATGTCTGAAGCAATGGATAAATTTGGTGGTCTTGGTTTATCTGCAAATCAGGTTGGACTTCCATACAGAATGTTCGTAATGAGAACACAAGACGGAACACAGGCATTCTTCAATCCAGAATTAACAAAAGTATCACAAGAAACAGAACTTCTTAAAGAGGGTTGTTTATCATTTCCAGATATTTACTTAATGATTAAAAGAAGTAAAGTTGTTGAAATGAAATACCAAGATGCAGAAGGAAAGGAACACATAACTACACTTGACGGAATAGGTTCAAGATGTGTTCAACATGAAATAGACCACTTAAATGGTATACTCTTCTTGCAAAGAGCGTCTCGTTTAAAATTAGAGAGGGCATTAAAAGCCAGACCTAAAGAAGCACAAAAAAGATTGCAATACGAACAGAGACAAGCATTTGCTCGTGCTTTACAAGAAGCACAACAGGAAAAAGAAAATAATGAATCAATTGAATCAACAGGAGACCAAGCAGTATCAGCCTGAGATTTATCTTGTAGATAGTTTTACACAAGATGAATGTTGGTTTCTGATAGACTGGTTCAAAAGAAATAGAGACCTATGTTCTGTAGGTTCTACATTCGATTATCAAGCAATAACAAGACACACCATTTTAAATAATGATGTAAGAAAACTAATTAATCGTATGACCTATGATAACATTTCATGGTTGGTTGGTCATTTACAGAAACCAATGTATCCAGAAATGTCTTTGATTGCAGAATGGCCAATAGGTGGTCAACAACATCCACATGTAGATACCTATTCTACATATGAACTTGACGACCCAACTGATGAATTACAAGACGATTTAGATAATAATCGTGCAAGTTTTAAAGTAAAAGACAACCCAAATCGTGAATGGACTAGTATAACCTACCTGAATACCAACTATAGAGGTGGTGAAACATGGTTTCCAGAGTTTGCAGAGTCTTTTTACGAGGATTCCTTTAAGCATACCCCTATGCAAGGTCAGTCCGTCATCTTCCGTGGTGTCTCCACACTGCATGGAGTGTCTCCTGTTAGACGGAACAATCGTTATACCATAGCACAATGGTACACTGGTAAATCAGAAAACATACTTACCGACCTACAAACCAACGACCCAAACCTCTCCCAACACGACCTCTAATCTCAACGGTTGACAATGCGTATCACTTTTTGATACCATAGTTGTATATTGATGAGGAGAGATTATGAAATATCTTAAAGAAATAACAGATTGGAACATATCTAATCACACTTATATGGTCAATGATGCTGGACATCTAGTTGGTTATATTAAGACTGGAACTAAAGAAGAAATCATCTTCAAATCACCTATGAAACAGTTCTCCAAATCAAGGAGAAAATTTATTCAACTCAAGCGTTGACATTGCTACGCACTTTTTGATACCATTACCTTATGACTGAGAAACTACTAATACAAAAAGACAACCTTGCAAAATTACTTGCAAAGGAAAACTTAACAATCGTGCATAGGAAAGTTCCTACTGCATACTTCGATTTGAAGAATAGAATACTTTGTTGTCCTATTCTTAAAGAAGACATTTCACCAGAACTTTATGACTTGTTTATGGGTCATGAAGTATCTCATGCATTGAATACACCTTATGAAGGTGTTCATTCTGCAGTGGTAAAAAACAAAACTCTTAAAGGGTATTTGAATGTTGTTGAAGATGTCAGAATTGAGAGAATGATTAAAGAGACTTATCCTGGTCTTAGAAAATCATTCTTTAAAGCATACAACGAATTAATGGACATCGATTTCTTCGGTGTTAATAAAAGAAACATACAAGAAACTTCACTGATTGATAAAATCAATTTGATTACTAAATGTGGTCAGAGAGTTAACATCAAACTAACTGCTGAAGAACAAAAGTTCTTAGATTGGGCAATGTCTTGTCAGACTTGGGAAGAAGTCGAAGAATGTGCAACTGCAATCTATGAATGGTCTAAAGAAAATGAAACAAGAACTGAAGACGATGAAAAATTAGTTCCTCAAATGTTCGATATCGGTGATGATGAAGAGTCAGACGAAGAAGAAGAAAATCAAAACGATGAAGACTTCGAAGATGGTTCAGATTCATACGATGATGATTATATGGATTCAGAAGAAGATTCAGACGAAGACAATCTTCCAGATGTAGAAGACACTGAAGATTCTGGTGAAGAAGAAACCGATAAAGAATCTGAAGACGAAAGAAAAGATACTGGTAGAAAAGGTGGTCTTGGTTATGATGCAGAGAATTACGATTCAGAAGATGGTGCTAGAGAGTCTATCACTGAACACAATGCACATAACAATGAAGAACAATTTATTTCAGATAGTAATGTGATTATGACTCATATCAATCTGAAAGAAAAAATGAAATCAAAAGCAATGACTGATATTGTTTATCCTTATAAGAGAGTGAGACAAGATTGGAAAAACTTCTTTGAAGGAAAAGACAAAAGTGGTGAGACATTAGACAATGATGAATTCAGAGATTTAGAAACTGAAAAAACTAAAAAGATGGCAGAAGTTTCTGGCAGAAAATTAGTTGATAAAAACAAAAAGGTAGTCATGCATATGGCAAAAGAGTTTGAAATGAAACAAGCTGCTCTTGCTCAAGCACATGCCTTTACTGGTAAAACTGGTAAGTTAGATATGAATAGACTTGCTAAGTACCAAATCGTTGATGATGTTTTCAAAAGAATGACATATCTTCCAGACGGAAAGAATCATGGTGTTCAAGTTCTACTTGACTGGTCTGGTTCAATTTGTGGTGAAGTTATGGACTTATTAGAACAATCATTGATACTTGCAATGTTCTGTAAAAAGGTTGAGATACCTTTCAGAGTATACTTGTTCTCTGACCAAATCATGCACAATTCAAGATATGGTTGGGACAGAGACGAAAGCAATATCAGACTTGTTGAAATTTTCTCTAACGAAATGAAATCAAAAGAATACTTAGATGCAATAACAATTCTTGGTGGTCTTTACAATGAACATTATACTTCTGATATCGGAAGTTATCATCAGAGAGGTTTCGAAAAGAAAGCAGAAGCATTCAATGAATGGTTTGAAGGTGCTGACTACATTGACCCACAAGGTTATTACTGGAACACAAGATATAATCACCCAGCAGGATATGGTTTGGGTGGAACTCCTCTTGACCAGTGTTTGGTTGGAATGAGAAACCTAATTCCAGAATTCAACAGTTCATACGGAATTGAGAAATCAATTCTAACAATTATCACTGATGGTTATAGCCACAGAGCAGACTGTCTCTATCCTGATAAAGAAGAGGAGAAACAAATTGCAGAACAAATAGGTGATGGTGATAGATGGATGACTCAAAAGAAAAGAAAAATAGTTGACCCATATTCTGGAAAAGTTTATGACTATGAAGAAGACAGATACGGAAGAGGAGATTTTGAGAGAACTCAAAACATCTTAGAGTGGTTAAAATCAGAAACAGGAGTTATAACAACTGGTTACTTTGTTTGTGGCAGAAAAGGAGACTTCATGCAACTTATGAGCACGATAGGTCAAGATATGGATTATTCAGACAACTCTGCCTGGTTACAAACTAGAAAAACTGGTACTGTTTGGGAAACTAAAGGGTACGGAAAACTATTCACTACTGGTTCAACTACTTTGGTTGTTTCTGGTGAAGACGAACTTGATGAAGAATTAATTGGTGCGAAGAAAGGTAAACTAACAACTGCCTTTAAGAAAAACCAAAAGTCTAAATCAACATCAAGATTTTTAACAAATGAATTTATCAAGGAGATAGCATAATGAGAGAACCATTACAAGTAGACCAAGCATATTACCACAATTACGATGCATCGTATTCCAAATTTGCAGATGCAGTTATGGATGTAGGACCAAGTCCTTGCGTCAAGTTTAATTGTCCAAGATTTAAACAATGTGCCGAAGAAAAGGTAGAATGTAAAGCATTCAGATTTTGGGTTAATAACGGAGAAATGGAAACATACTCTAAAAAAGTAAAAGGTATGGTCTCAATTGAAAAAGACTTAGAGAGAATTCTAAGAATATGCGAGTAAGCGGTTGACAATGCTACGCACTTTTTGATACCATATCCAAATGATGAGAAATAACAAAGAAAAGGAGACTATATGAGTTATTCAACTATGACAGAATCTATATCAGTAAATGGTAAAGATTTTAGAATGAGTCCTGACAGACAAGAGTTTGTTGCGACTTTACAATCGGTCTATCCAGACCAAACTTCATTCTCGAAGGAAGACTTAGAGAATGTTGGTGCTGTCCCATATTGGGTCAAATCAACCAAATATCCATTCAGAAATTCTGATGCAACGGTATTTGATTTATCTGCATTAATGACCAATGTCATTCCAATGCCAGTGAAACCGACACCAGTTATGCCAATGGCAAGTGCGAATCCTTCGCAAATGCCTGTTGCTGCTCAAACTGAAACGGTCAATGTACTCGAAGACAATGTTAAAATTGTTCCAGAGAAAATGTCTAATTATGTTCCTTTTGGTCATTTCAAAGATGTCAAGAACATAATCAAATCTGGAATATTCTTTCCAGTGTTTGTAACCGGTTTATCTGGTAATGGTAAAACTCTTATGATTGAACAAGTATGTGCATCATTAAAGAGAGAACTTTTCAGAGTCAATGTAACCATTGAGACCGATGAAGATGATTTAATGGGTGGACACACTCTTCAAAATGGTAACATTACTTTCAGAGAAGGTCCTGTTATCAAAGCAATGAGAAAAGGTGCAGTTCTTCTATTAGATGAAGTTGACCTTGGTTCAAACAAGTTGATGTGTCTACAATCAGTCCTTGAAGGAAAAGGATACTTAATCAAAAAAACTGGAGAGTGGGTAACACCTGCACCAGGTTTTACAATTCTTGCGACTGCAAATACTAAAGGTCAAGGTTCAGAAGATGGCAAGTTCATCGGAACTCAAATCATGAATGAGGCAATGTTAGAAAGGTTTGCAATCACAATGCAACAAGAATATCCACCAGTGTCAGTTGAAAAGAAAATTCTTGAAAAAGAAATGGCACTAACTGGTGCAGTTGATTCAGAGTTCACTACCAAGTTGGTAGATTGGGCAGACATTATCAGAAAAACCTTCTATGAAGGTGCTATCGATGATGTGATTACTACAAGAAGACTTGTTCACATCGTCAATGCATTCAGAATGTTTGATGATAGAATGAAGTCTATTGAAATGTGTATTTCAAGGTTCGATGAAGAGACCAGAATGTCTATTCTTGACCTCTACACAAAAATCGATGAGGGTGTTTCTCTAACTGAGGAAAACCCTATTGACGAATCAGAGACTTCAGAGTATAATGATTAATATGTTTGGTAAAAAGACTACAATCGACTACAAATATAATGAGGACAAGTCCCTAAAGGAACTTGCCTCTTATATCGATAAGACTTATGACCAACATTACTCTCTTAACAAATACCAGTCTACTGAATTTATTATAGATTCAGGACATGGTGAGGGTTTTTGTATCGGAAACATAATGAAATATGCACAACGATATGGTAAAAAAGGTGGGAAGAATAGAGCAGACCTCTTAAAGGTTTTACATTATGCTTTGTTCATGCTACATGTTCACGACAAAGCAAATAAGGAGGCTAACAAGTGATGAAAATTAGTAATGATACGAGGGATGTTCTAAAGAACTTCTCAACAATAAATTCTGGTATTAAAGTTACCAGTGGTAAACAACTGCAGACAATTTCAAATATGAAAAATATTCTGGCAGTTGCAACAGTAGACGAAGAGTTTCCACAAGATTTCTCTATCTACAATCTACCTGAATTCTTAGGTGCAACTTCTCTTTTAGAAGATGCAGACTTTCAATTCGGTGATGCAAGTGTAACCATTTCAGATACAAATTCTGCATTGGCATACTTCTATGCAAGTGAAGGAATGGTGACCTCACCAGAAAAGATGATAACAATGCCAGATGCAGAAGTATCTTTTGATGTTTCATCTTCACTTCTAAATGATTTAAACAAAGCTGCTAGTGTTCTAGGAGTGAATGATTTGATTCTTAAATCTGACGGAACTACCATGACATTGGAAGTAACCGACAAAAAGAATGCAACATCTAATTCATTCAGTAGAACTGTAGGCACAGGAGACGGAACACCGTTTACTTTCAATTTCAAGATTGATAATTTGAAAGTGTTAGAAGGAAACTATTCAGTTTCAGTATCTTCTAAAGGTATTTCACATTTCAATAACAAAGATATAGAGTTAGAATACTTTATTGCACTTGAACCTGATTCAAAATATGGTCAATAGACATATATATAATAGTGTGAATAGGGTTAAATTAGTCTCAGCTCTATACTCGGGATGTAAGAAATCTCATCAATCTTCAAGGGTTCTTACAACAGTTAATTCGGAGGGGTTTTAACATCTAATTATGAATCAAGAATTTTTATTTGTAGAAAAATATCGTCCTCAAAATATTGAGGACACGATTCTTCCTGAATCAATCAAATCTACTTTCAGAGAGTTTGTTAAACAAGAACAAATACCAAATCTTATGTTATGTGGTTCTGCAGGTTGTGGTAAAACAACCATTGCAAAAGCATTATGTAATGAACTTGGTGCAGACTTCATTGTTATAAACGGTTCAGATGAGGGCAGATTGATTGATACTCTCAGGACTAAAATCAAAAACTTTGCATCAACAGTATCACTTTCAGGTGGACCTAAAGTTGTGATACTAGATGAGGCAGATTATATATCTGCTGATTCAGTGCAACCTGCATTGAGAAACTTTATAGAAGAGTTCTCATCTAATTGCAGATTTATCTTTACTTGTAATTACAAGAACAGGATTATTCCACCTTTACATTCACGAACAACAGTAATTGATTTTCTCATCAAACCAACAGACAGACCTGCTCTTGCAAAACAGATGATGAAAAGATGTAGAGAGATTTGTGAAACTGAGAACATAGAAGCAGACAGTCAAGTCCTTGCAGAACTTATTATGAAGTTCTTTCCAGATTTCAGAAGATGTCTAAATGAAATTCAAAGATATGGTGCAAGTGGTGTTATCGATAGTGGATTACTATCTACATTGTCTGAAGAGAAACTTACACCACTAATCGACATGCTTAAAGATAAGAAATGGTCAGACATGAGAAAGTGGGTCGGTCAGAATTCTGATAACGACTTCAATACACTTTACAGAAAGGTTTTCAATTCACTTGAATCTAAATTAGAACCTAGTTCTGTACCTGCCGCAGTCTTAATTATTGCAGACTATCAATACAAATCTGCATTCTCAATGGATTCAGAGATTAACTTTGTTGCATGTCTAACCGAGATTATGTCGGAGTGTAAATTCAAATAATGGGTAAGTTAAGACAATGGTTTAGAAAATGGTTTGATATTCAAATAGAGAAATCATGGCAAAGAAAAGCAAACAAAATGTTTGCAAAACATAGTGTAGAATATAGAGACGGAGATAATACATGACACAATATGATGAGAGAGTCGAAAAACAAAGACTTAAAATAGAAGCAGAAACATGGTCAAAGGGTGTTAAATCTGCACATGCACATTCACTGAATTCAATGTGGTATGATACAAGACCACAAGACACTGAAAATGGAAGAGGTGTCTTAGATATTCAATACAATGACGAAACAGTTAAAAGAACTTTAGACAACGGAGAAATCTACATCTTTGGAACTCCATTGAAAGGACAAGCATTAATTGATTCTTATATAAGAAGCACTTAATGTCTAAAAGAAATCCATTCGATTTTGTAAAGTCGGTCTCTTACGACAAAAAAGATATCATGGTTGATGATATCGAAGAGAAAGCATATCAACCATTCCTTATAAACAAATCATTATCTTACCACGAAGATTGTATCTTCTTGACTAACGAAATGAATACACGACACTCTACCGAGAGTCGTCTTCAATATGTATTTTTTCTAAATACCCTTAGAAGACGACAAAGGTTTTCCAAATGGAGCAAACCTTATGTCTCAAAGAAACTCGATGTAATCAAACAGTATTATCAGATATCAACAAGAGAAGCAAAAGAGTATGCATCACTTTTATCTGATAAACAGTACCGTGAGTTGAAGAATAGAATGCAATTTGGTGGTAAAAATAATGAATGAAATAGACCCTTTAGTAGAAAAACTAGTAGAAATCTCCTTTGAAAAAGAGGACGATTTTCTAAAAATCCGAGAAACTCTATCCAGAATTGGTGTTGCATCACGCAAAGACCAAGAACTTTTCCAATCTTGTCATATCTTACACAAAAGAGGTAAGTATTACATTGTGCATTTCAAAGAACTGTTTGCACTTGATGGTAAACCAACCAATATAGATGAGAACGACATTGGTAGAAGAAACACCATTTGTAATCTATTACAACAGTGGAGTCTTATCAAAGTTTTAGATAATGATAGGATAAAAGAACCTGTTGCACCCCTTTCACAAGTCAAAATCATACCATTCAAAGAAAAAACTGCATGGAAATTGACAACAAAATACTCAATCGGCACTAATAAAACCTAAATAACTCCGATATTAATCAAATAAAGGAGGCGGATATGCTAACAGCAATCGCAGAATTTATTATGGGAATTTGGAATATATTAATGATAATACCAGTTGTTATCTCTATTTGTAGTGTTATAGTTGCTTTAACTCCAACACCAGCAGATGATAAAGTGTGGGCAAAAGTATATAAATACTTAGAAGTTCTTGCACTTGCAATTGGCAAGGCAAAGGATAAGAATCCTTTGTTGGATAAATAATTATATAAACGAGAGGTATAAATTATGGAATATGTAATTCTAGGAGTAATTGGTCTTGCAATCGTCTATCACTTTGTTTTTAACAAGGATGATAAACCTGTTGCAAAGAAACCAGTGTCTAAGAAACCTGCAAAGAAAGTTCCTTCACAATCGGAGTTAAAGAAACTAACTAAAGTTCAGTTGATTCAACTTGCAGATAAGGAAAACCTAAAGGTTAAAGTTTCAGGTTCAAAAGCAGAAGTGATTAAGTCAATCCATTCTCAAATGAAATAAACTTAGACTACTTAGTCAAAAAAGGGTGTTTTTTACGCCCTTTTTTTTCGCTCAGAGAAAACAAAAAGTATAAATAATGGCATGGAAGATATCTTTGGATTAATAAGTGAGGTCGGTGCCCCTATTGCTGGAAGTCTAGTAATGGGTTTCTTCATATTCACTGTTATAAAACAGATATTAGAGGGTGTGGTGGACGATATAAAAACCCTAACCATGTTCTGTAAGTCACTAGAAAATCGTGCAAGAACCATGTCTAATGAAATGATTAAGATAGATATGCTGGTAAGTTCAGCGTTAGAACTGAGACCAGATATAGAGAGAATTGCAAGAGCAGAAAACTTTATAGAAGATGATAAGATTGACGCACGGAGGGACTAATGTCCGAAGTTGCACAATTAATATCAGAATACGGATTCCCAATCGTAATGATGGTTGGTCTAGGTTATTTCATATACTACATCTGGTGGTTTGTAGGCAATGAACTAGAACCAGAAATCGAAAAACAACATATGGCATTGATTAGATTAATTGACCAAGTGCGTATGTTAGACCAAGATTTAATAAGACTTCAACAAAAGGTTGATGTGGTCTTAGAATATAAAGAAAACGAAAAGAAAAAGGGGAAGGAAAAATGAAAATAATTTTACCTATGTGTTTCATCGCATTTCTATTATCATTTCCACTATCTGCAACAGAGATAGTACACAAGTTTAAAAATCCTAGTTTCTCAGGAGTAGGAACTGCATCTCATTATTTGACCGTGGAAAACCAAGAGTTCTCCAGAAAAAAGGCAATTGAAGAGGCACTAGAAGCGGCAAGAAAAGCAGCCGAGAGAGAAGAGAACAATACAACCTTAGCAAAATTTATTAGAAATTTGGAATCGAGAATCTATGCCCAAATGGCAAAACAGTTGGTTGAAAACATGTTCAACAATGATAATCCAGTTAGATTCGGTTCATTTGTATTAGAAGGTTCTACAGTGACTTATGAAGTCATAACAAATTTAGATGGAACAGAATTTATTAGAATGACAATAATTGACAGTGATGGAACAGAAACAATTTTAGAGATACCAATTGGAAGTGGTAACTTCGGGAGTGATACAGGTGA